TGAGACACGTTGATCCGACTGCTTTAAATTCTTCGGTTTCGGTATTCTTAACAACATACACCGCGTTGCGACGGCGGTCGATTCCGCAGTGCTCGCAGCCGCAGAACTCGCGATAGCGATGCGGAACATCATCATCGCTGATCGACCGCATGATGTTCCCTTCAGCAGTGTGCTCAACTTTCGCCGTGAAGGTCCAGCCGGAAATCTTCAGTTCCGGCATGGAAATTTCATAGACGAACTTCTTTTCAAAGTGTTCGCCACGCCTAACAAGAATTTCCTTGACAAACGTCGAAGAAGCGACGCCAAGATTGAGTTTTCGCGCGATGCGTTCAACCTGTTTGAAGTTGCTTTCAAACAGGTTCTGATTTTCTTCGTGGACAATCGCCGAAAATTTCATCGCCGCGCTCCATTAGTTGATGTGTGTAGTATATCAACCGTGTCTAGCTAGTCAAGATTTTTAGTTTCATCATGTGAAACATCATCAGGAAGCATTTCTTTATACTGCTGCAGCAAAGTATTGTATTCAACATTCAATAGTGTCATTTGTTGTTCAATTATTTTCATTCGCAATTGAATGTTTTCTAGTTTCAGTTTATCAATATCATCATTCATGTTTAATGCCCTCTGATTCGCGTTCTACAGCAACATAATATGTTAGATCAATTTCTTTGTTGACCCAGCGCGAAATTAGTCGATTTGATACCGACACTGTATATGACCCCGGTAATAGTTTACTTAACTTATCAACCTTAAATACAAAGTTAGTTGATGTTGCCGGCTGTTCAAATTCAAATTGTTCAACGCCTAGTGAATAACTATTTTCTGTTGAGTTTTTTGCATCAATGGCAGAAAATGTTAGTTCATCTGAATTACCGTCAAGACTAATTTCTGTAAGTTGTAGGGTTGCCGCCGCCTTAATTAAATCCGTGAAACTTGATCTGTCTATTGTAAATTCCAGATCGACCGCTGGAAATACAATAGTTTTAGGGGAAACAATCAGTGACGGATCACTGTAATAATAATTTGCAAATGTTTTACCTTCGCCGATTTTAACGTGTCGATTCTTGAATTCGAGTTCCGGGTCTTTAAACAAATTAATTGCACTTAAAAACCTTGACAGTTCATAAATAGCGAACGGCGGAAGTTCTTCTTTAATTTTTGCAATTGCAATAATATCTTTCATGACGCCCATGGTTGACACCTCGGTGCCGCCTGAAACAACAATTCCTGCATTGATTGCAGAAAAGTTTTTAAGAACGTCGATTGTTTCTTTTGAAAGTTTCATATAATTCTCTTATTTTATGATTTCAGATAGGTGTGCTTTAATAAAATTTGATACTAGCTTATTGCACGTCTTGTTAACTTGTGATATTTGTGTATCTGTTAGATTTTCGCTATATTGAGTCAGTTTATCTAATTCATCCAGAACGTCCTTTGAAGTTAACCCGATTACCTTGCCGATGTCTTTTTGTGTTATTTCGCCGATTTTTGATGTAACTGCATTAACCCGGTTCATATTAATTAATGATTCAACTTCTGTCAACAGTTGTTTTGTGTTTTCATCAAGTCTATTGTCATTGACATTAAATGTTTTTTGTGTTGATTTTCGTTCTGTAAATTTACTATTTTTGTTTTTGATGATCACCCTAGCGCCGATACTCAACTGCAACGGCATCATTGGCTCAATAACAACACCCTCACAAGTGTTATTATCAAAGGCATATCCGTGATTTTTTGCTACAATAGAATTAAATTCGTTGTTATATTTCAGTGCGTCATCAAGCGTTCCGATAAACAATATCGGGGCGCACGGCACCCCGAATTCAGCCCCAAGATGCATCACTTCAGATTTATATAACCACGTATCTGAATTGATACATATCTGAAACATTGCAAATTCTATTTTCGGGGTATAAAACACTTCCTTTTGTATTGGGCTGAATATTGGTTTAACTTGATTGTTTGGGCTGCCACCGCCGTATAGTTCCCCGTATACCTGAATATTAAGCGTATGATGCACATAACTTAAATCTTTTATCATACGCTTAATGTTATCGCCGTATCTTTCCACAATTACTTGATATGCATAAAACTTCTCATCCGGTAAAATTGTTCCGGATCGTTTGCAACAAACTAATTCGTCATATTCATTGAGCATGAATGAAAAGTTTGCGCCGTGAATCTTTTCTGTGACAACCCAAATCGGTTTGTCAACAAATTCATAACACTCTTCGCGAATTTTATTAATAAACTTAGTGTTATATGCGTTTTCGATTGAGCAAAACTTTTTAAATGTCATCTGATGTGTGCCCTTCATCATAATATTCGTATTGATCTGCGTTTTTAACAATGTCACGGATTGACCGGTTTCTATACTGATCGGCGAAGGTTTTCCTATCGCGCTTATATGCCTGCTTTCGGCGCGGGCAGTCATCATCATCAAAATTATTAAAATCTTCGCTATACTTATTCTTCATCATTTAATTACTCAAATTCACCCGGACACGTAATATCAATAAATCGCTTTGTTAAATATTTGAATTTATATTCATTACGAATATAATCGTATAACACTTCCGCCTCATATATAGGAAGTAATAGCATCTGTTTCTCAACTTGTTCTTTCATTCTATACTTAGAAAACCCTGTACTGATATACTTTTCAATTAATACAACTGATTTTTGTAGTGTTGTATATGTATCTTCATTTTTTGAACAATAAAACTCCACATCATAATCATCAAACGGATTATAAAATACACGATTGATGAATGTTTTTATTAAGTTGTTTTTACTAAACAACTTTAGATTTATTAGACGAAGTTCATCATCTTCACAATCTATTTTTTCAAGAATTTCAAGCATCAAAATTCACCTAATGATGTTGCTAGGGTGCCTAGTTTATTTGTGATCATATAATTTAGAAAATCATCCCGTCGCGGGATTCTATAACAATCGAATGCAGAATTTATATCAGACACAATTTCATTCGGTATCATATTTAAGTCAATCATCAATCGGTTTCGCAACCAGTTATTACAAACATCTGTTGATTGTGTCGTTAGAATTCTATCTTCAACGTCATTCGTAGTATTACATCCTGATAGTAGTTTGTCAATAAAAATCTTAGTTACAGATTTAGACCTAATTCCGTTAACTAACGCGGAATCATCAGTTAGGATGTTAGGAATTCCGTCGCCGCGATCCCCTTTTATTAACTTCTCATGGAATTCTAATAGCACTTGATTTCTTTTGTTCTTGTTTGATGTGCTATCTTCATAAATACTGCGTTTTATAGTTTTACTGATTGGATCATATATTGTAACGTCATTATTTATCTGCAATTGATTAAAATCTGTGTCCTTAGACACAATAATATGATTTTCCCCGGCGCGCCTTGACAGCACAGCAATAATATCATCGGCCTCGCAGTTTTGAACTTGCAAAACACATCCCGGATAAAATGATTTTAATTCGTCAATAATCTGATTTTTATACTTGAATAGTTTTTGCCAGTCTATTTTTGAATCTTCGCGCTTTTGTTTTCTCAGTCCTTTGTATTGTGGGAACGAGGATTTGCGCCAATACGTCGTATCATCAATACACAATACAGGTTTGCCGAATTTAGTTTTAAATTTGTGTGTGTTTGCCCGAATAGAGTTTAACACAAAATGTCTACACAACTTTAATTCGTCGTCATCAATAGAGAACATTTCTTGTGATTTGACAAATGCCGCTGCAATTGTACCGGAAAAGTCAAATAAAATAATTTTAATTTACCTTCTTTACTTTAGAAAATAGAGAACAAATGTATAAAATTGCTGATAATATAGTAGATTTAATTTTTGTCATGTTAGAATTTCTGCAAACTTCTCTTTAGGTATGTTTTCAATTTTGATATCAATGTCTGTTCTATCTGCGGGAACAAGCGTTATTGTTATCATTGCATATTCCGGATACATTCCTATGTATGCATATTCATTAGGTGTCTTTTCTATTATCTGATTAATAGAATCTAACAACACACTATCTTCTGATAACAACACACTAACCACCCGACTAATTACATCAATCGTACTACTTCGCCGCGAATATTCTTTTATAGCGTGCGATAGTTGTAATATATCTTCCTTTGTATATTCTTCCGGACCATGAAATGTTGACGGGTTTAGGTCAATTGAAAACTCCATTCTTTCAAGATATGTAGATACCATACTTGCTTTCATCTATATTATCTCAATATTTGCGGTATTCTTCCAATAACACAGAATAAACGCCAAAATTAGTCAATGTGCCCTCAATTGGCATATCACCGGGCCAAGATAAGTGAACCCTCGCCGTATCGAATCTGGCCAACAATTCATCTAATTCAGCTTTAGACTCAACTACAAGGTTTAGCTCAAACGGCTCAAATTTCTTGGCGACATTTACTGATTTTTTAGTTACTTTCATTTACACTATCCTCTCTATACTTATTATATTCGGCGCGCAGCGCACTACAAATAAATATCGAATCCGCTTCAAATGAATCGTGTTCGTGTCTACTTGGAGCGTGACCACCGGACCAATCTAAATCATCAATTCCAACTTCACCGAGCCTAGCCAACAATTCATTAAGTTCTGATTTTGACCTGACGTTAATCGTTAAGTCAAACGGCTCAAATTGTCGTTCTTGTGGAATATACTGTATTTTTGCTTTCATATTAAAACGCCCTCAATATAATTTTTGTTTCTGACATTCTACCGGTAACGGATTCATTTTTTACAGACTTTATTGAATCAACATACTTCATGACGGATACTTTACCATGTCTCATAAATTCTGTCAATTGTTCTTTAGGTTTTCTAAGCGTTTTTCTAAATGATCCGGATTCCTTGATTCCTTCTATAGTAGTGCCGCGAACAATGAATTTTGATTCGGTAATTAGTTTAATTAGTTGTCGATGTTCAATATCATATATCCAAAGTTCACTTGCGGACAGAATCTTATCAAGTGATATTGATGTTAGACCGAATTCTGAATAATTTCTTGCACACTTAAATTTCTTGAAGGTGTCCGTTGCCGGTTTATTTTTCTTAGTCGTCTTTCTAACCGGCTTTTCTTTCACTGAAGCAGAATCAAGAAATTGTATAATAGCCGCGAAGTATTTGATTCGCCTATTAGATAGAATCGCAGTCCAGCGCGGGTGCTGCACATACTCTGTCCTATTATGTTTAAAATCTTCTAATTCAGAAATATACTTATTACAATAATCAATTAATTCAAAGCATTCAGTCGGCTTCAACGACATTGAAACCAGCTTTGAAATTATTTCATTAGGATTGGAATCGCAGGAAATTACTGATTTATCATATGCAATATCAATTTCATTCTTTGCTAGATTAACTTGTGATATTACATCGCGCTTTGGTTTTGATTGTTTTTCTTTCTTTTCCGGTTCGCTATCTTCAATAATTTCAGGCACAAGCGATTGTATAAAATCATCCAGTTTAACTTTGTGCGCTGATGATATCACACCGCCGTTGCTAAGTATTCTAGCCAAGTATGCACAAGTAACAAACTTAAATTTTGATGCCTTATTTACCCTATCTATTGTGTCTTTAGAATAATTATTTTGTGTTAAAAAGTCAATTGTCCATTGTTTTCTCTTATCATAATCGGAGTTATAAGAATACCAGTTGATTGCACTAGATAGCTTTGTGTCATAAGTGTTATCTAGTGCAATCACTGTCGGCTCAAGCCCGTAAAAGGCTTCATTTAAGTCTTTTATTCTTGCTGTCATTTGATTGCATCCTCATCCAATAAAAGGAATTTCAATGACGCGATACACATTAAACGGGTAATCATAGTGTTCGCGCCAACAGAAGTTTTTATCCCCGCGCGGATGTGCACTAATCAATTCACGCAGCTTACCCCCCTCGGGTAAGTTAGGATAGTCGCGATGCACCTGAATTTGTGTTTCACTAATGAGGTTGTGTAATTCTTCAACCCGTGCGTTTGCTAATTCAAGGGTTGAATGTGCTTCAACCTCCCATGAAATATAATCATCATATATCCCGGATTCGCCGCAAATAATATATACAGTGTTCATATTAATTCTCCTAATTAGTCCGCAAACATGATAACATCAAACACCCCCGCGGACGCATTATCTTCAGATGCCCACGGAACAACCTTTGCTACTGTCCACATGATTTTGTCCTCGGTGTGTGATAGTGATTGTATCAGCCGCCGGACATGAATGCAACTATCCGGCGGCTATTTTTATGATTATGCGGTCATGTTCATCAGCGTATACTGCGCGATCCGCTCCCAATTGTCAGAAAAACTATTCCGGACATTAATCAGGGCGCGCAAAGTGCGCATATTGATTGCACGGGCTAAGTGCGCATTTTCCTTGAAAAACTCAAGAACTTCTTCCTTAATTTCAATATCAATTTCGGGCATGAAATTAGGAAGAACCGTTTCCATCCATTGCAGCTTCTCTTCCGTAGTGGCCGATAGATCAATTACCATTGCGCGGCTGCGCACGGCTTCATCAAGATCGGCCATTCGCTGATTGCTGATAAAGATAATTCGCCCGGTAAATTCAAA